ATTTAATCATGCTCTCCGTTGTTACGTCTACCATTGTACCCATCAAGACGTTTAGCTACATCACTAAGCATCTGTGGGTTTCTATTGGCAGTATCAAATGTCCCTACAGTCACAGCTATTGCAGCCAGTAGTAACACATGAGCTATCGCTGTCAACCCAAACACAAGATAGCTGCCCAAGAAAATACTAAACACAATACACCACATCCATGCAAGTATCTGCAGGATTAAGTGCCGAGCATTGTTGTCAGGTATATTCTTTAGTGGACTTCTATCCGAGTCCATGATTAGTGTCCACGTATCGTATATGTGCTGTCTCATTTTCCTGTCCTTTTCTTTACTCTATGGCGTAAAAGTTGAATAGTTACGTTGCAGCGTAACTTGTGAGTAATAAACTATAGACTTATTCCTCATCATTCACCCTACTCTCCCAACATACTTAGCTATGTGATTTACAAATGGCAATAGACTTATCGCCATCAAAAGATTAACGCCAGTGTGTATCATGGCTATGCGTAGTGTGTCACCCCTTGGCATACCGTCAGACACTAACAGACCAGCCAGCCAGATCGTACCTGTTGTACCTATGTTAGCCCCAAGCACAGCAGCCACAGCAGCAGGTAAGGGTAGCACACCTGACGCAACCAAGGCAATGATAGCCGTAGTGGATAGGCTACTACTCTGCCATGCCAGTGTCATAACGATTGACCCAAAGAACATATAGATAGGGTTGCCCAAGAACCACTGCAAGTGGTCTATGTTACCCATGCTTTTCATACCACCACTAAACATCTTGAGGCCAATGTAGAATACCACAAGTCCAATGGCTGTATATACATAGTTATTCACGGTGCTGTACCTTTCCATAACCTTAGTTGTGCAGACAGTCTTTCTACATCTTCTAGTAAATGTACGTTACGTGTACGTAATGTCTTAGCTTGTGCTTCCCAATACTTTGCGTCACGTTTTACCGCCTCATACTTTTCACATAACTCTTTGTGTGTGTCTCTACTTATCATGCCTCATACCTCGCTGTCTTGTAGTTCAGATTGGTATGTACAATACCATGCCAACCAGACAGTTTGTTCTTAACAACATTGAGGTGACGCATAGTATCTTCTTCGTCCTGTCCCTCAACAGGTGGGTTCTTTGCAATCAACAGCATTAGGTCTGCCTCTGCAGCCTTACCTGTACGACTACCTTCCATCATAGACTGATTGAGTACTACCTTGTTCTCTGCCTCTGCTGATAACTGAGACATGTAGAAGATAGCACAGCCATGTTGCTTTGCAATCTGTCGGGCATAGATAGCGTTAGCCTTGAGTGCCTCGTCAGGGCGTGAGTAGCCAGAAGTCTTGGCAAACTTGTCACCCATGTCAAGCACCACAATGTCAGGCTTGTATGTCTTACAGACACTCTCAACCCATGACATGTCACGATCAGTAGCGTCCTTGAACTTGACGTTATCCCTGATCTTATCGTATGCAGCCATTGCCTTTGACTTGTTGGCTACAACCTCTTTGGCTTCCATGTTAGAGGCAGCAGTGATGTAGCGGTGGGCTACACGGTGATAGCCTTCCTCGTTACATAACACAATGCACTTAGCACCCTGCCATGCAAAGCCATTCTCACCAGCAATCAGGCTGGCATGGAATGAAGTCTTGCCAGTGTTGGGCCTAGCACCAATCTCAATCAAGTGACCAGCATTAACACCCTCAACCTTACGGGTAAGTGTAGGGATGTTGAATGTCCACTGGCTCTCAAGACTGTTGAGTGCAAGGATGTGGTCAATGCTTGTGTCTTCCCATTCAATGTTTAGCTTGGGCGTGAAGTCATCACCATACTGCTCAAGCATATTACGTAGTGGCTCAAGGGTATCCTTTGTACCATTGACATAATCAAAGCCAAGGTTAGCAATGTCTTCACCAATCACCTGTTGAAATAGTTTGGACAGTACCTCTTGTGCAATGTCCTCACCCATAGGCTGTTCTCGTTTTACTGTAGCGAACAGCGCACTGTAGGCAGTCTTTTGTGCTGTAGTCAGGGTAGCATTGTTTGACATAAACAACGCCTCAATCTCGTCAGGCGTAACGGTACGCTCATAACGGTGCATGGCACTGTCAATGGCCTTCTTAATCTTGCGTACATCAGGACTGAACAAACGTTCAGGGCAGCGAGAGCCACGATGACTGTCATAAAACTCTTTGTTCATCAGGCTGCGTATTAGTGCTAGTTCCATGTGGGGTCTATCCTTGTGTTAGGGTTATCAGATTACTTATATCGTCAGGGTTACTATACTTTAAATCGTCTGTCAACTTTAAAACACGTACATCTGGACAGTACGTGCGTAATTCTTTAGCGAACTTGAGTGACTTGGGTAAAGCATCGGGGTCAAGTGCTACTATTATGGTAGAGAACTGCGACAAGTACCGCTTGTGTCCCTCTGATAATGATGTACCCAACACAGCCACCCCGACATATACATCATCATCTTTGGCATCCAGCTTTAGATCGTTGTTCACTGTCGCACCTACAACTGCAGCACTCACGCTGTCCTCTACCACTACAGCGACATTACCACATCCACAATGGTATGGCAAGTCACTATTACCATATCTTTTCCATTTAGGTATTCTTTTTCCCAGTGATCTACCTGATCCATCAACTATGCAACCTCTGTCATCTAGCACAGGAAAGACTATACGGTGATCCTTTACGTCATACAATACAATAACATCTTCAGATGATAGGCCATACTGTTTAAGAAAATCCCAACACTCAGGCCCATCATTAACTAGGTAGTCAGGCTTTACAAATGGGGCAGGGTCTAACTCGTCAGTCATATAACCAAGTGCCTTACGAACATCACCAACAGACAGTGCCACATTTGTACCACCACTGACAGTACAACTAGCCTTGTAACAATTCCAAACAATCTTACCCATAGTATTAGTAATAGTAAATGTATTCTTAGCATGACACACTGGACATGCCATACGTTTACTATCACCAACACTTAGCTGTAAGTCATTTATGATTTCTATTATGTTCATAGCCAATCACTTTCAATGTTCTTCGTTACACTCAATTCTACATGAGCATTACGTGCTGTCAAGGCTTTATTGGCAGAGGCGAATGTATTTTTTATGTATGGTTTCACAGATGCAACATGTGTGTGTCCAGTAACAGCCATCAACTGTGGCAATGGTACACCTGCCTCAACCATTTGTGTTACCCCTGTCCTACGTAAGTCCATAAGTCGTAAGTCTTCTGATAGATTTGCTGCCCTCATTATCCTACGTCCTACTTTAGATAGTCTTTCCATACTGTATGGTCTGAACTTACCAGCTACAGGTGTAGGGTGTGGTGCAACATAGGTCTGAAAACCATAGTCACTACGTTGTTCTTGTAGCATTACATACAACTCGTCATCAATAGGTAGGAACACCTCTGCCCTACGCTTAGACTGTTGAAGATACATGCGCTGCCTGTCAAAGTCAATGGCATCCCACGTTAGCATACGCATGTCACCTAGTCTTTGACACCACTGGTAAGCCATAGACACAATCATGCCCATGTTACGGTACTTGTATTGGGTGAAGGCAGTGTCCATAAACTTTACCACATCTGAATGTTCCCACACTACCTTACGTTGTGGTGTAGGCTTACGCTTGATGTTGGTAAAAGGATTAGTGTTGATCTGTTCCATCTCAATAGCGTAGTTAAAGACACGGCTGGCACAGGTAGCACCGTGATTGGCAAAGCTAATGCCTTGCTCAACCCACTGTTCATACAAATGCTTTGCAACCTTAGAGGTAACATCACCATGCCTCATGTGACCTATGGCATTGTCCAGTAGACCAATGAAGTACCTGTAATGTACCTTAGTTGTATTACGTAACGCCTTGAAATCATTAGAGGCAAAGTAATACTGTGACAAATTTGCAACAGTGCTGCTTGGCTTAACATTGAATATCAATGCCTGTTCTTCACGGTACTTGTCCACTAAGTCATTCAACTCTTTGGCGAGTACCTTAACCTGTTTAAGATCACTGCCCCATTCCTTGCGGCTCACCACCCCAGCATCAACAAGAGACTGAGGTGGGTTGAAGCGATAGGACACTACACCCTTGGGTTGTTTACGTGGCTGTACATATCTTGGCAACTTAGTCATTATGCAGCTTCCAATGTGATGAACTTTGGATCACTGACCCACTTGCTCACCTCTTGCTCACGTGACCACATGCTTACAGCCTGTGTATCATTGCCAGTATTCTTGAGGCTGAACCCATTACGTTCATCAGCATAGCTGGCATAGTTGGTGAAGGCAGAGTACAAAGAGAACTTGTTATGCCCACGTACACTAGCCTCATGGCTATACAACTGAAACATTTTCTCTGCCTTACGCTTAGATGAAATCATATCATCAAGCAAAGACTTAACATCTACATACTTAGTTGATGTGTTAGCCCACACCTGCATCTTTGTAGCGTTGTCATAGAAACTAGCCCTTGCACGTGCCAACTCATAGATGAAACCCTCAAGGGTAAAGTTAGCTGTGTTCTTCTTACGCACCTTGTCATAGTCACCAGTAATCATGCCATTGGTACAGAAGAAATCAATAGCACCAAAGTAAGATTGGTTTGAGCATGATCCATCAATACCATGCAGACTAATGATACGATTACCAATGCTAGTCTCATGCTTGTCTGTAGTTATGGTACTACGCATGTTGGGTAGGGTTATGTCAAGCATTGCCCATGCACCGCCACGTGCAGTACGCCATGTGAAGTCTGCATCTGCTACATCATGGGCAGACATTTCCTCTGTCACTGTGTCCCATACACCTCGGAAGAAATCACCGTGGCTGGCACACTGAAAGCCTTGACCAACAATACCCATGTACTTGCCAGTGTCTGCATTAAGCACATACTTTTTGTCGTGCATCTTTGTGTCCTCAAACGCTACTGCGAAGTCAAGGTTCTCTGGAATAAAATCTAAAGCCATTGTCTGTTCCTTATGTTGTGGGCAACTATGCCCTTGTTGTATAGCTATCATAACCTATACTAGTAAAGATAGCAAGTGTTATCTGTTCAGCCCATCTATTTCTCTAAAGAAATAATGAGAGCCAAAGTCTCCTTGGTATAGCATCTTGTCAGCCCAATAGGGCTTGACATAGTACGCATGATAGTGGGTTGATCCACCAGTAAAGTCAGGGACTTCGCCACGTAGTACATCTGCCGCCACCATCTGAGCATATGCCCAAGCATATTCATCATCAGGCTTGTCAGCTTTACCATCACAGTACCAACTGAATTGGCAGACGTTGTTATCATTACGTTGTGTGACTACTTCGCATACCTCATTAGGCCAGCGGCTATCCTGTACCCTGTTGAGTACAACATGAGCCACGGCATACTGACCAGACATGTTATCACTACGTGCCTCAAAGTATACGTTCAATGCAATGCAGGACAGGGCAGTAAGCACCATTACAGCATCCCCTCTAGTATCTGATGTAGTTGTGACCCATCCACATAGCCACGTGGATCGCCTATCAGGTTGCCCTTGTCATCAAGCACACCTACCTCAATAGAGCCTCTGTCTCTGTCACCCATCATGCCTACACCTTGGGTGATAGACAGTCTCATGCCACTAGGCATTTGAATTATCATGTTGTTAGGCATAGAACTTAATCCTTTTTGTTGGCGTCAGTTATTATTTCTTTGCGTCCCTGTGTACCTATACTGGCATCAAGGATGGTGATGCAGGATTGTAACATAGCACATGCAAGCATCATGGTTTCTTCACGATCATCGCACATCATTATCTGCCTGTCAATAGGCTGCATCAGACGGGCCATGCGCTTGCGTATCTGTGTCATGTTCCAGTTCATCCTGTTCTAAAAACCATGTGTCTGTGGCATACTCAATAGCTAATACACCACCACACATACCAGTGTATGTACCCTTTACCTGTCGTTTAGGTTTGACAGTCAAGGCAAAGTCATCATCTGTATTCATTGCATTACCTCTGGTATTGGGTAGGCATACTTGATACCCTCAAATGCTGAAGGCACATACTCAGTACAGTCTACCAGATTTATTACAGATGCAGGTTGTTTAATCTGTACAAGTAACATGGCTGTGTTGATAGCTGTTACTGCACTTGATACAGATGGAAAGGTATCATCTAGTCTGACTAGCTTGTACTCACCATCAATGTCAAGCGTAACAGTGTATGCCTTCAAATAACTCATAGGCTTGCATTCTCTGGATCAACGACAGCCATAAAGCTGTGACGCATTTGCCAGTAGGCACGGTCTAGTTCCTTTATGTCAGATAGCCACAGGTCTTGACACTCAGATAAAGTATCCTGTGCTGCAGACAAAGCCTTGAACGCATGTCTAATTGCTATCTGTTGGTCCTCTTGCAAAGCATTGAAGGCATCAAGGTTTGCTTGGTGACGGTCCTTGCGGAACTGTTCCCATTCCTCTGGTGTTTTCGGTGTATCTGTCATTGGTTTGTTCCTTTGGTTTAATTTGTTTCTGCCCATTCAAATAGGTCAGACCTTAGTTGTTTTGGATTGTCATATATCTCCGTCAGTTTAGGGTGTAGTATCTCAGTAAACTCTATGTCACAAAAGTTGCCACAGTCAGGCATGATTGTCTTTAGTTCTCGCCCTGCATTGGGGTCTAGTTCATCTAAGAACTTGCCACGTATGCAACTGTTGCCCACTTCTCTTTCTGTCTCAGCCATCTTAGCAAATGTATCAGGGAAGTCAACCCTAATTTTATTCCAGTATCCCATGCCACCTTTGACACAGCCAATGCAATTATTATTGCCATAGCCAAGGTGATACATCGCTGGCCTTGCTATGCCTTTATCTTCTAAGTAATGCAAGCACTCTGGCTTGGTCATCTTGTTTTCAATCAAAGGATACAAAGGTTTAGCGTCAGGGTATTGCTCTTGAAACCTGATAGCCCTGTTGATTTCTTTCTTTGTGTACTCAAAGCCAAAGACCTGACCATCATATGTCAATTCTTTTTCTAGTCTCTGGCGTACACGTTTCTTTAAGATCAGTGTACACCTTGCACCAGCGGGGCCATTGACGTACTTATCTTTCTTGATTACATCAAACTGATCTAGGTATTTAGGCGGCGCACGTTCGACCACTATCTCTTTGCCGTACCACTCTTGGCACTGGTCAAAGAAACGTGCATTGTCAGGGTGTACACTATCTATTGCAAAGTAGATAGGCATAACATTATCTATGCCATGTTCTTCTATTGCCAGCTTAGTTGCTACTGCACTTGTCACACCTGCTGACCACCATGCTATAATCATTTTGCTACATCCTTTATGCTTGCCTTAGTTATCCTAGCATCACACATACAGTTTGGCAAGGTGCATTCTGCACCGACTACCTCAAAAACTTTCCCCGTTGCTAAGTCTGTTAGTTCTTTGCACCAGTATCCTCGCTTGATAGATTGCAGCACATCAATGTCTAATGTCATTGGTACTCTGCGACTGTTGACCTTGTAACCTATACGGGGAAAGAAATTAGGTTTCATTTCTCATTGCCTCATTCAATGCCTTACGAAAGTCATTGCCACGACTACGCTTGGCCTTGTTACCCTTCTTAGGTAGCACCACCTGTGGCGGCTTACGCTGTTGAAGCATAGCCTTTGCCACAGGATTAATGATACCTACCTTACGTTTCATTATGCTGCCTCAATCATTGCAAATGGTACAACATATGTACTGCCACGCATTTCTACATGTGCTTTCTTTGTGTTTATCTTTACGATCACACCTGCAGTGCGCTTAGTCTTTTGCACTACAAATACGTCCTGCCCTACGGTCAGTGTTGACTTGGCAGTAAAGGTTTTTATGTCTTTAGCTGCATCAATTACATCAGTCAATTCACTGGTGTTGAGGGTCATTAGTGCCAGTTTAATTTCTGCTACAGTCATTGGTCTGTCCTTTGTGTTAAGTTAAGTAGTGTGTTGCTGTGTAGATTATTGCTACTGCAGTGACTGTGTTTATCACTACCATTACAGCGTAGCCTACGGTCATTAGCTTGTCAATCATTAACTGTTTCATTTTTTATTTCTTTCAGTATGGCATCAGTCTTTTCGCCCATCACCATTGTATAGCCTAGTGAAGTGTGGCCTGTGCCTAGCATATGTTCTGCCAGTACACATAAGTCACTTGTTGATAGCTTGCACATTATGTTTGCCAGTTCACCTTGCAAGTCCCATCTGTCTATTATAATAGTCATTACAGTTTGTCCCTATAGTTTAGGCATACATCATAGCCCAAGTTTTTTATCTCTTGTATTGTCTCAAAGGTTAAGGTCTTTGTACCTGCAATATTTGCAAATGCTTTTGCCTTGTCACATGCAGGGTACACCATTGTGTTGCCGTACACTGATCTTTCATTTACATATATGTTCATACCAATTCCTCCATTTCATCCTCAAATATACCCTTGATAAAGTCACGGTCTACTGGTGACACATTAGGCATTGCGTTTTGAATTAGTTGACCATCATGCCATGCGTCAAGCTGTTCAAATGTCAGGCCAGCAATTTCTTTTGAACGCTGTTCACCTGTAAGAATTGATGTTGCATATACTAACATTGTCTTAGTTCCTCTGTGTTAAGTTAGATTATATCAAAGTTATATAAGTACCATAGGGAGGTGTCAAGTACTTATATAACTTGGGATAACCTTTCTATCTATTTAAACTCAGGTAGCTTGATTGTGTTGCCATTCTGCAACACTTTTACATGTAGTCCAGACTGTACTGCAATCTTTGCATCATACATAACTTGCTTATAGGACTTGGTTGAGTACTGGTGCAGTATCTTGCCCACACCAGTATAGAATGTACAGTGATAAATCATTACCCTGCCAATGCTTGCGGGTTAATCGCCATCAGTTCTTTGTACAGCTTGATAGCTGCATCATACTGCTGCAGGTATTCTTTCTTTAAGCGTCCCTCAGTAGTACGTCCTACAGCCTTGACACTGATAATGCCATTGGCTTTGAGTACCTGCACACGATAGGCAATGCGATTTGGGTATTCGTTCAAGTCTTTTGCCATTTGACGCTGGCTTTTGGTCATGTAATTGGCAAGAATGTAGTCATCAACTACTGCGTAGTTGTAAGTGAACGGTGTCGCACGTGACATATGGAAAGTATGATTGACATACAACTGTGGGTTAGATGTGGCAACAACTGGCTTTGTGTTTACATTAGTCATGGGGTAGTTCCTTTTCAAGATTGTGCATCATTGCACGTTGGGGTTGGTAGTTGGTAGTATAATAAGCAGCATATAGCCGCCTATCAGTACTGTCAACTATTATTTTACACCGTGTAGCCTACGCCATGTCACCCATGTTGCAGCTTGCATCTGGTATGCAGTAAGTCCCACACGTTCACCAGCGTCTGCATAGGCTTGCTGTATTTCTAGGCGTAGTTTTTTGCCAATGTTTGGCACTTCCTGCATAGTCCTACGGTCCGCATTGGCAATGCACCATGCGTGACCGTCAACTACACAAACATTCTTGCCCATGATACACCAGAAAAAGTCTGTTATCTTTGGGCCTTTGAGTATAAACGCCACATCATCATTATCATGCGGCATAGACTGCAGAATAGACCAAGCCTTATCACGCATTGTTTTGTATGTACAAGGCTTGCAGCTTTCCACATAGCCGCCCAGTACAAAGGTATCTAGCATATTGTCTGCATCAACTAGATTACGTGACCAGTTATTAGTTGGTGACAATGCTGCAATGACACCCACAACAACATGCAATGGCAGTTCGTACTTGTCTGCCATATCTTGTGCAGCTTGCTTTGCGTCTGCATACCATGTTTTACCATGTGACACCTCAGAATTGAGGCTTTGCATATAACATGCAAGAATATTATCAGTGTACATATTTAAACCTTTCAGTTTGTGTTTACTTAACTAAGACCACCATTGCAGATGGTCAAAGTAAAGTCAACCCCTATCTTGCCAAATAGTTGCCAAGTGCTTGCCCAGTACAATGTACAACTTAGTTATGTCTGGATCAGAGAAAACAAAATTACCATTACACAATAGGGTATTGTCTACAGAATATTCTAGGGCATTGTCATCATGGTGAACCTCAATGGTAAAACCATGACACTGCAGGTCAATAGTTTGCATAGGCTTTTTATAGGCTTCGCCTTTGCCTTGCGTGTATCCACCTAAATCCTCAATTTCATTATCATCAAACCATAAATTAGTCATGGGGTAGTTCCTTTTCAGTTTGTGTTTACTTAATATAGACATGTGGGCGTTTATTTTCATCTAACAACAACACCGCATACTGTGCGTTATGTATTGGTGCATCTGTCTCGCAGTCATAAAAGTGTCCTGCCTTGTACGGATTATATGAAACCTTACGTAAACCATCCAAGCACGGCACACGGTCAAGCGTCACCATTTCACCTTTGATAAAGGCATGGACATTCTTTTGCTTTTCACGCAGTACCTGCTGGCGTCCACCTTCACGTACCACAAACTTAGGCAGGTCAACACGTGCAGCCAAAGTGTAGCTGACTGGATATTTTTTTGCACGGATACTGAATACCCGCTTGTTTATGTTATAGTAAATTTCCCGTATCATTTTGCACCTAACTTGCCAATTTCAATAGCCATTTTTGCATAGTAATCACGTTGGGCTTGTGTGGCCTCAACCGTTTCATCATCCCATAACATAATGTCGTCTAGGCTATTCCATGTCAAGTCCGCATCTGTCTTATTAGGCATATCGCCCAACGTACCGTCTGCATATTGATAGGCTGGCCACCCATCGGAAAGTACATATAGTTTTTGCATTGTGTTAGTCCTTGTGTTGTCTTACTAAAACCATAATCAGATGATTTAAGAAAGTCAACAGGTAAAGTGTCATGGGCCATTTGCTAGGTGGCCCATGACTGGATTTTCGTTTGGCAACCGACTATAGACGGATTGATTCAAGTCACCGTTCACAAGCCCCGTTTTTCATGGGACATTTTGCGCTTCACCCCTTGCTCAATGGCTCTACACCAATCGGGTTTTTTTATCGCTATGCGGTTGCTTAATCCGCTCGTTCGCTTGACGGGAAAGAATAGACAGATAAACCGCTTGGCAACTCAACCCTGTAGATCGGGACGCATCCTAAATC